CCCGGTTTTGATTGTGGCGTGATAGCGCGCCGGGGCGGTAAGCGTATAGAACTCGCCGATAAAGCCCATTTCATTGCAGATGTTTTCGAAGCCACGAATGCGGGTCATCAGCTCGCAGCGGCGGATCGCCGGGTTGGCCACGCTGCCGTCGTATTTCTCGATCAGGCTGATGCAGTTGCCTTCCTCGTCTTCCAGCTCCATTCCTTTCAGAAATTCACGGGTGCGGCGCTTCTGCTCGCGCCATTCTGAAACGGTCATGCTGCTGGCGTAGGGGGTATGCTTTTTGCTGACGTTAGCCAGGGCGATTTGAAGGTGTTCACGCCATGATGCAGCCACGCGGCGCAGTCGGCCTTTCCACCATTTTTCCGTCTGCATACGCATGATCGCCGGGGTAACTTCCTCCGGGTCAAACAGCCGGGACGTGACTTTATCCCATAAAGGCGGCGTCTGGCTCAGCTCGCGGGTGATGGCGGCGGCGGTCATGTAAACGCGGTGCGTGTATTTATAATCTGACTCGTAGCTGGCCTGCGCGTGTGCCTGTACCAGCTCGGCGAGAATGAAATTAGCTACATCCCCGGCAAGCAAATCGATGTCGGCGCGAGCCATATCCGGCAGGCGGTTAAAGCGGCGCATCAGCTCCCAAAGAGTGCCGCCCGCGCTGGCCGCGCCTGCCTGTTTAGTGGCATTGCCTGCCAGCAGGTTAAACGTGCCGTGACTCATTTCACCGAGGCGATATTGAGCGTTAACGGTTTCAACGCGTGGCAATGTGCGCTCAACGAAAGTTTTCGTTAAGTACGCATTGGCACGATCAATACCCTGTGTTTTTTCCAGCTCACTGACGCGGCGTTTAACGTCGAGCTGGATAAGTGTCGGCTGCTTTTCAAGTAACTCTTGCGCACGCACTAAAGCCGCAATCATCTGACTGCGGCTGTGCATTTCCTCATAGGTAGGGTATGGGCTGGCGATGGCTTCCCGTGGAGCATTCCACGGGTAAGCGTATTCCTGAATCACTCGCAAACCCCCAGATAGACGCTGCTGCAGACGGACTTGTTATCCATAGCTGCAAGCATGTCAAACTGACGTCCGCCGCGCGTTGTCAGCGCCCAGTCGCGATAGGTTTCAATGCCGTGTGAGGCGAGGGATACTTTGCTGCCGTTTGTTTCTGCTTTAACGGGATCCATTCCTGAATGGAAAAATGCTGCGTTTCCACGGCGTGAGCATCGGGCAACAATCCGTTCCCATTCAGCAACCCGGCTTACTTCTTCAGGCCAGCGGGTAAAGATTTCCCCGAGTTCAGCTTTGTTTACGTTAACGCATGGCATGCAACCGACACGGCTGCACCCCTGCTGATAAAGAGGGTTTGGCTTGATACCGTGACGCCTGGCCAGCGCAAAAACGTCATCATGCGTCCATTTAAGGATCGGCCGGTAAATCGACAGGCCCGGCCCGAGATCAAACCCTGCTTCCCACTCAGGAAGCTCTGCCCGTTTTGCGGATTCCTGAGCGCGAACTCCCTGCCACGTGATGACGCGCTTACCTTCTGCAATCAGCGGGTCTACAACCTGCTCCTGCATAGGGATCTGTTTAAGCTCGAAAGAGCAGAACTTGCGCTGGGTGGAAGGAAATGTGCCTTTCCAGATGCACATATCAAGAAAAGGAATGCCGGTAGGTTTTAGGGCATTCAGAGCGCGACGCACTATCAGGGCCGCCTCTTCCTCTGTGAATCCTAAATCTCTGACCAGGGTAACTGGCCACTTATCTTTTACGAACGTTCTCTTGTCAGCTATACGCTGTGAGAAGTCAGCCCTGACGCGGCGCAATGGACCGAGTTTGCTTTCAAGGAATTCCAGATATTTAACGGTTTCGGGATGTTCATGTCCGGTGTCGGCAAAAGCCGCCTCGAATGTCACTCCGGATTCGATAGCCAGCAGCCACTGAGCAAGGCTGTCTTTACCTCCAGACACGGTAACAAGGTTCATAACACCGGGGGCGAAGCAACGCGTATCGATCATTGCTGCACCTCTACTTTTACAGAGCAAACCGGCCCAGCTGCCATATCGAAGCCAGTAAAAATGACGGCGGATTTAGGCTGACGTACCGCAATGATTTCTGATGCGCGCTTTCCTTCACCTGCAGCTACGCCAACCGAGCGGGCTACGCTGATTATGGTGATGTCGAAAGCGCGCAGGATGCTGCGGATGTAAAGGGTGTCGCTGTTTGAAACCACAACAGGGCAGCGTTCCGAGACGTCGAGCAACATGCTGACCAGATCGTGATGCTCATCTTTGCCAAAACCTGCAGAGTGATATTCCGCGAATGTACCGTCATAGGGTGGATCGCAATACACAACATCCCCGGATTTAGCGAGGCGCAGTGTTTCCCGGAAGTCGGCACAGATAAACGTTGCGTGCTGGGCTTTCTCTGCAAATGCCTCAATCTCACGCAGAGGGAAATATGGCTCCGAGTAGTTACCAAACGGGATATTAAATTCGCCGCGCTTGTTGTAACGGCAAAGCCCGCGATATCCATTGCGGTTCAGGTACAGGAAATAAGCGGCGCGCTCAAGAAGAGGCAGCGCAGGGTTGTGATTAAATGCTTCACGCACAGCGTAATAACTTTCGCCGGTTGTGTTCTGATTAAAGAGGCTAGCCGCCACAACGATAAACGGGCGGGTGTGCTCTTTTATCTGGCGATAGAGATTAATGAGGTCAGGGTTTATATCCGCAACCAGATAGGCCGGGTAATCGGTGTTCATCATTACTGCGCAGGAACCGGCGAAGGGTTCGACCAGGCGATCACCTTCAGGCAGGTGCGCCAGCAGTTCCGGCATTACACGGGACTTATTGCCCGCCCACTTCAGGATCCTATTCATACAGCGCCGCCTTTTGAAACTTTCACACGTATTTCGGCCACGCCCTGACAACTGACACAGCGAGTCACGCCAAGCACCGCGCGACGGCGCTGCTCCGGGATTGGCGCTTCGCAGTCTTCACAGAATGACGCTGCTACGCTGACCGGACGGTTAACCACACTGGCGATGTTGCGCGCCAGCAGTTCATCGGCGCGGGCCTGCGCCATGTCGATTGAGTCGGCCATTAGTGAATCGCCTCCTGCGCTTCGCTCTGATAACGCTCAGCTTCCTGACGCAGTAACTCGGTAGCTTCAACACCGCTAAGCCCTTTTTGCTGAATGCGCATGGCAATCTCAGTTAAGCGGCGAGCCACCTGCAGACCGCGCTCGGCACGCTCTTCAGCGCGGGCAGTCGTGATGATTGCGGAAAGCTGCTCCACGTCGGCGTCATATTTTCTAGTTTCGATATTTCTCATTTCACTTTCTCCAGAATTTAGGCAAAAGAATGCCCGGCGGGTTTACGCCTTTCGTTTTTGGAATTTATTTACTCAGGTAAAAAACAGTCTGCGGTTGAAAACTGACGAGGTAAAATGCTGCCCCATCGCGCCATCTTATTCATGGCGATAATAATCAACTCCCTGCGGTGTTCTTCGAAATACTGAAATGGCTTACCTATTTCTTCCGGCTTAAAGCTTTTCGGATTCTCACGATTTGCCAGCGTAAGCACACAGAATTTAAATTCGTCATTCTGATGGTTGAAATAACGCAATGCGGCGTTAGCGTTATTGTCACGCATCTGACGCCACGTTTTACGAAATTCATCAAACGTCATTGGCTGAATCTTATCAACACGACCGCCCATCAAATGAATTTTGGAAAATCTGGCGGGTTCGTGTTGCTTTGGTACTTCCCATAAAACTCGCATATTAGCCACCGAAAAAACGGCGCAGGCGTTGAGAATATCCGGCGCGCTTTGTTGTAATACTTTTCAGCAGCTCCTGCTGATTTTTACATGGATGCCAGGGTCTGCCGTTCTCGCCCATAATCCAGCCGTTGCCGTAGGACATTGAGGGACTTTGGCGCTTGAGTTGTGCCGCAAATGAAATCATCGGGCGCCCTCAGCTGATGCCAATCGAAGCACCCAACCCGCTGATTGCGTCAACAGTGGATGCTAAGGTCGGGTTAGAGTGAACGCGGTTCTGCACGGCCAGCGCGGCCAGCATCATGCAGCGAATGCCGGTATTTGCTGCCTCCAGAATACTGCGGCGGCAAGTTGCAGTTATCCGCTCCGGGTTAGCAGCACTGGCGGCCATGGTTCCGACTTCAGCCGAAGCCTTCAACACGTAGGACGGAAACTTTTCTTTTGCCAGCTCATTAACCGGTACGCATGGCAGGCACTGCAGTTGCGCTAACATCCCATCCATCAGCGTGGCATCTTCGGTCAGGTCGGTAAGTAACAGTACTTCTGGAGCGGTAAGTTGATGCACCTGATCCGGGTTGAGCTTGTTACGCAAAGTTTGCACTTTCATGCCTGCACGCTGCGCCAGCTCAGCCATGTTGTGCGTAAGTGCGAACTTGCGGCAGGCGTCTTCATAGTGGTTATGGGTGGAAGTCTTAAAATCAAACATGGCTATTCCCTTGCTCAACTTAAATAATCAAACTCAGTTCAGAGATTGCGAAGTGCGGGCATCGATATAGCGACAATCGACAGCCTGCTGTGTGAGTTTGTCGCGCCATGCTTTGACGTTGATAAGGACTTTGCTGCGTTTTTCAGCACTTTTTTTATTGTTGAAATCTTTGGTTGGAGCCTTGAGCAGTATGCCCTCGTCAAGCCACTGCCAGACAAGGCGCTCACTGACGCCGCGCATTGCTGCAAAGTCGCGAACGCTCATGGCGTCTGCCATTGCAGAGCCGATCATTTTTTGCAGGCTTGGCAGTAAGGCTGAGACAAGCGCATTGATTTGTGAGTCGGTAAAAGGACTTGATTGCTTTTGCGAGCTTTCAGGCTCATGCGTTGAAGTTGCTTTTGCATCTTTCATATCGCATTATCTCCGGTTAAGTAAAATATGGTGCAGTGACGTGCATCTTGGTCGATGAGCGTCACTTTAGATCGAAAATGCGATCATGTAAATCGATTTTGAGTGTGAGCTAATAATGAATGATGAAAATTTGAATACGCAGGAGTTGATAGAGCGGATCAGCTCGTCATATGGCGTTTCCACTCAAAGAGCGCTTGCAGAAGTCTTGGGTGTGCCATCTAACAGCATCAGCACCTGGATTCAGCGCAACAGCCTGCCTGGAAAGGCGATTATCAAATGCTCTCTTGAAACTGGCGCAGACTTGAACTGGTTAATGACTGGTGAGCTTGTTAATTCGCATTTGCGAGATGAGCCTTTACTGAAAGGTAAGCAGCTTTACGATGAAATCATGGCTAACGGCGGGAAGTTAGTTTTACGGCGCCTCTTAGATGCTTACGGCTTTACCATGCAAAAGGAGCTTGGGGACTTACTTGATATCTCTTCTGGCACAATCAGCACATGGATCCGCAGGGAATATTTCCCCGGAGATGTAGTAGTTGCATGCGCGCTGGACACAGGCGTGTCTCTCAGATGGTTAGCAACTGGTAAAGGTGAGATGTTCGATAGTCAGCCCGAAGTCGTCTCATCATCAATAAGTATTCCGAAGAAAAAGTTAGTGTCGGGGGTTCTCAATGACGCAGGTAATTGGCTTATGGATCCGGCACTTTCTGCAGTTGATAAAAGTTGCTTAGTGTTTATTGATGGTGTTGGTCACTCATGGCTAGTGAATACAGAGGCTAAGAACATCGCCAATGGTCGCTGGTTCGTTAATATTGATGACTCTTATGATGTGTATGATATATCTCGCCTACCCGGTGGGAAAATTAAACTAACCAATCCAAATGTCTCGTTTGAATGTGGTGCATCAGACGTCACCCCATTTGGGTCGGTATTATTTACTCTGGAAAAACACGTTTAGGGAATGGAATGAAAAGGTTATTTCTTGCCATAGCATGCCTTATTGGGGCATCTGCATCTTATGCAGCCGAAAAATCTGTTGATTTGGATTCATCAAAATTAGGTGAAGACTGGCCCCTTACTTTCAACAAAGCTAAGGTGTCCTGCATCAATAAACGTTTCATCTTCGTTTATAATACTGATACTGATGACCGATATCCTGTAAATGGCAATGCAAAAGATGCTGTCCAGTCCGGGAAAATGGAGGGTTACGACATAGATGCTGTATGGGCTGACGACCCAAACTATAAAGGAGTTAAGAAAAGCATCAGCCCAATTCTTGATGCTGGCAATAACCTTTGTGAACAATAAGTAATTTACCTCGGTTCTCACTATGACTGTTACTAAACAAAAAAATGGCAAATGGCTTGCGCAGGTATTCCCTAACGGCAGGGATGGAAAGCGTATCCGCAAGCAATTTAACACTAAAGGTGAGGCCGAGGCTTATGAGGATTATGAAAGAAAGAAGACTGAAGATAAGCCCTGGCTCGGTGAAAAAGAGGATCGCCGGAAGCTAAGCGAATTGATCCAACTTTGGCACAACCTACACGGGCAGTCACTGACAGCAAGCAAACTGCGTCTTGCAAAGTTGAAGATAGTTTGCAGGGGAATGGGTGATCCGATTGCTTCGAGGATAACAACTAAAGATTGGGCGCATTATCGAGACCAGAGGTTGAGCGGGAAAATTGATAATGGTTATCATGCCAATCCTCAGAAATGGATAGCGCAACCCATTACCGTAAACCGCGAACAGTACTACCTCGAAGCTGTATTCAACGAGTTGCGCCGACTCGGAGAGTGGAAGCTACCTAACCCTCTTGATGGAATTCGGCCTTTCAAGGAAAAAGAAAAAGAGATGTCCTGGCTAACTGACGGACAGATCAAAACACTGCTTGAGGCCTGTGATTCATTTGGCAACATCAACCTTACACTAATTGTTAAAATTTGCCTCGCAACAGGTGCCAGATGGCGCGAAGCCGAGAACCTAACCCGTTCCCAGTTGTCACCTTATAAGCTCACGTTTATAAAAACTAAAGGTGGAAAAAACCGAACTGTACCTATACCACGGTGGCTTTATAATGAGCTTTCGCCTCTGAAAGATAAACTGTTTCAGCCTTGCTATAAGGCTTTCAGTGAAATGCTGAACATTGCCAATATCCAGTTAGCTGATGGTCAAAATACGCATGTGCTCCGGCACACATTCGCGAGTCATTTTATGATGAATGGAGGCAACATTTTGGTACTGCAGCGGATACTTGGTCATGCAAACATTCGTGAAACTATGAGGTATGCACACTTCGCACCAGACCATCTTGAAGAGGCTGCACAGCTCAACCCTATCGCGGGTTATAGTGGCAGCAATGTGGCAGCAGAGGATTCATAACGCTGCATTTCCCTGCACTTAAAATTAACTTAACTAACTGTTTTTACTGCCAAGTCACTGTTGTTAAATGATGTTTTTTAAAACAGGCTAAACTTGGCGTCACATCTTGCGGAATGCAAAAGGAAAAGAAGATCATGCGCACCGTTTTAAATATTCTTAATTTTGTTCTGGGCGGTTTTTTCACCACCCTGAGCTGGCTG